GTGATCGGGTTGTTTACCGGATCAGAATCCACGAAGATCAAAAGTCAGTTGGTGTCCTGAGTAGAGAATACCAAGCAAAAAGACAGGCAGAAATCAAAAGAATAAGGGAGAGGTATGGAGCATAACGGTTAGCGTATAAAAAATCGTTTTAATGTTTTGTTTGTATAAAATAAATTAGTATCTTTGTTTAAATTTATACGATATGAAAACTTGTTTTAAGTGCAAACAGACATTGAATGAAAATATGTTTTATAATAAACATAGGTATTGTAAATCCTGTCATAAAGAAACAGTAAGAAGTTATCAGGATAAAAACAAAGAAAAAATATTATCAAACGGCAGGATTTATAATATTAAAAAACGATATGGAATAACGCAATTAGATTATGATAAAATGTTTGTTGAGCAAAACGGTAAATGTGCAATATGTGGAAGTTCTGAAATAAAAAGAACTAATAGTAAGCATTTTTGTATTGACCATTGCCATACAACAAATAAAGTAAGAGGTCTTTTATGCCATGATTGTAATGTTATTCTTGGAAAATTAAAAGATAGTGTTGATATGTGTAAGTCAGTTATAAAATATCTTGAAAAATCGTTTTAATGTTTTTTATACGCTGTTATGCTCTCGTTTTGCGTGGGTAGGATTAACGAAATTATTAATTAAAACAAAAATATAAAATGGAAAAATCAATAGGAACAATAGGAAATTATTACGGAGGTTTATCTGTAAAAAAAGAAGGTGAAAAATACTTTTGGGGAATTGAAAATTACGATGGAACAGAATGGGAAGAAATACCTAAAACAATGTATGACGGATTAATTTCTTTTGAAAAGCAACGTGTGCGTCAGCAAAAGCAAAATGGAGCATAACGTTTTGCGTATATGAGAAGTGGCACTTGCACGAACTTGAAATTTAGCACAAATGTTTATGTGCCATTTCTTATATACGCTGTTACCTGCTGGTGCGGTTTATTTAGCAGGATTTTGATTTGAAAACGAAAAGAAAATTTAAAAAGTTTTAGAGTATGAAATATATGGGAAGTAAGGCACGATTTGCTAAAGAGATTTTGCCTATAATATTAAAAGACAGAACAGACAACCAATGGTATATTGAGCCATTTTCTGGTGGAATGAACGCTATTTGCGAAGTAAGTGGTAATAGACTTGCTAATGATAAAAATTTACATCTAATAGAAATGTGGAAAGGATTAACAGAAAATCGTGAAAGACCAAATGATATACCAAAAGAATTGTATGATAAAGCAAGAACCGAATACAACAATGGAACAAACATAGAATTTGACGATTTTATGATTGGGTGGATTGGGTGGATGGGTTCAGCAAATGGGAGATTTTTTGATGGTGGATATTCTGGGAAATCAAATACAAAAATTGGAACGGTTAGAGATTACATTAAAGAAGCAATAAGTAATATTGAAAAGCAATTACCAAAGATGATAGGTGTTCAATTTGAAAACAAAGATTATACTGAATTGGAAATACCTACCAATAGTATTATTTATTGCGACATTCCGTATCAAGGAACAAAGCAATATTCAACTTCAAAAGACTTTAACCACTCAAAATTTTGGAATTGGTGTAGAGAAAAAGCAAAGCAAGGGCATACAATTTTTGTAAGTGAATACAATGCACCTACTGACTTTGAATGTGTTTGGCAAAAAGAGGCAAAATCTTCTTTATCGGCAAACGGCAAAATAGGTGGTAATAAATTGAGCGTGGAAAAACTTTTTAAATTTTCTTCCACAAATGTTCAATAGTAGCAGTATCGTAGCACTTGCAGGTAACACCCGTCTAAACCGTCGTTTTAATGCGGTTTAGACTATGTTATGCGTTTTTTTTACCCCAAATTAATTTTTTTTATTACCTTCGCACAATGAGCGATAAAAAGAAATTGACCAAAGCGGAGATCGAAGAGATCAAAAAAAACCGGCAGAAAGTCGTTTCAGACGCTGTAATTGTGACGAAAGATGCCGATACCAAAGTTTAATACTCAAAAAGAGTTATTCGACTATCTAGTCGAAAACAAATCGTTGCTCATCTCTGAAAAAAAATTCGAGATGAAAAAAGCCGACTCTGTATTTTTCGTCGAGCCAGCAGAATCAATCGAATCAAAAGCCAAACCGTCAGCGGACTCAAACCAACTGAAAGTTAAGCTGGTTATCAATACCACAAAGATACTTGACAGCCACGGAGACGTTCATATTGACGGGATTTGGAACAGATCAGTAAAAAATTCCCGCCTTTTATACCTACTTCAGGAGCATAAGATGTCCTTTCAGACAATTATTTCCGATACCGTGAAAGCATCGGTTGAGGAATTACCGTGGAAATCTGTCGGAGTTAAGGCAGATGGAACCACTCAAGCGCTCGTATTTGAGGCGATAATCGATAAAGATCGCAACGAATACATGTTCAGTCAGTACCTAAAAGGTCATGTAAAGAACCACTCGGTAGGTATGCAGTACATCGATATTGAATTAGCGATTAATTCGGACGACAACAGCCTAAAAGCCGAAAAGAGAATCTGGGATAAGTACATTGACCAGGTTGTCAATCGCAAAGATGCTGAGGACAAAGGCTATTTCTGGGCGGTAACTGAAGCAAAGATTATCGAAGGGTCAGCCGTCCCTATGGGTAGCAATACGGCAACACCAACATTGGATGTATCGGATTCGTCGGCAGGCACTCCGAAAAATCATATATCAGACCCGGCAGATGCCACTCTGGAGTCAAAAAAACGATTATTAATTTAACTAAAAAACCACTAAAAATGGAAAACAACAACAATTCAGGGTCGGCAAATTCAGAATTTACTGTCCCAAAATTTACTGAGAAACCAGTAGAAGAACAAAAAAACATGGATTTTAATGCGTTGGCTGCGTACAAAAACGAAGAAAGCCAGTACAGAATTGCGAAAGCGATGGAGCCATTGTACAAAAAAATCAAAGAACTTGAAGCAAAAAACAGCGAATCTGATAAAGAGGAGTTGTCTGCCCTTAAACAAAGATTTGAAGTATTGAAAGGTGAAACATCTCAGCTTTCTTTGAGCTTTAAATCTCTAGGAGAAGCCCCTCAAAAAGGTGACGCTAACACATTAGCGACCGAATTGAAAGCCAACATGGCGACTATTAAAAACATCGCTAAAAACCTTGGAACTGAAAAAGAAGTTGTAATTAAAGCGGAAGTTTTAAGATCATCTATCGACGGCAACACTCAGGCTCAGGACGTACCGGGAATCGGACAATTGAGAACTCGTAAATTAACCATGTACGATATGTTCCCGAAAATCACTGTTGGAACAAACAACAACGGGACAATCAGATATTGGGATTGGGATGAAGATACTATCTCTCGTGCGGCTGCAATGATCGCTGAGTCTGGTGCATTCCCTGAATCAACCGCTGCGTTTAAAGAATATACATTGACACTTAAAAAAGTTGGTGATACTTTACCGGTATCTGCTGAGTTTTTCGAAGATGAGTCAATGTTCGCTGCTGAACTTTCTTTGTTCTTACAAACAAACGTTGCATTAGAAGTTGATGACCAAATCGCAAACGGAGACAACACCGGACAAAACTTAAAAGGTTTGTTCACTTCAATCCCTGCGTTTAACCCGGCGTTGCTTGACGACGTAGCTCATGCTAATTTCTATGACCTTTTGGTGAAATGTAAAGAGCAAATCACTAAAACAGGTGGCGCGAAATATATGCCAGATGCAGTATGGATGAACATTTCATCTATCAACAAACTGCGTTTGACTAAAGACGCAAACAATAACTACATCATCCCTCCATTCGTAAGCCGTGACGGCGCTATCGTTGACGGTATGACAGTGTTTGAATCAAACATTATCTCTGACGGTTATTTCGCGCTTGGTGACTCAAGATTTGCAAAAATCTACGAGAAAACAGGTATCGAAATCTCAAGAGGAACTGTAAACGATCAGTTCACTCAGGACATGGAGACACTGAAAGTTCGTAAACGTTTGGCATTCCTTATCCGTCAGGCAGACAGAACTGGATTTGTGAAAGTAACTGACATTGATGTAGCTATCGCAGCAATCAACTTGGCTTCTTAAGACCTCTGTTCATAAACTGCTAAGACCCTGACTCTGGAAACGGATCAGGGTTTTGGTAGTAAAAAGAGTTTTATTTTATGGCAAAACAGACTAAACCGACCGAACCTGTGGTTGAAACAAAACAGGCAGAGCCAAGAGTAAGCGGTTCTAAAATCGTTAAATTCATGAGCAACGGAACAGCACCGACCCTCAGACAAAAAGGGAAAGTGTATGAAGTTCCTGCGGACACGGCTCAATGTTTGGTTGATAAAGGTTACGGTAGGGTTGTAAATGCCTAATTTAGTCACCATATCAGATTTTGAAGGGGCGTTTCAGCTTCAGGTTGATACCAGAACTACAGCCAAATTCAACTCCATTCGTGATGAATATCAAAACGATTTTATTTACGATCTATTAGGGGCTGATTTAGGGTCGTTATTTCTGGCTGATTTGGACGCTAACGGAGTGCCACAGACGGCTATTTACGAGGCAATTTACGAGCCATTCACAGAGGACACCGATTACGGTCAGGTGGTAAGAAGCAAAGGAATAAAAGAGGCGGTTAAAGCGGTGGTTTGGTATCACTTTGTTAGGCTGAATAACCACGTGGTGACGACCTCCGGTAACACGGTTAAGCGTTCTGAGAATGCCGACGTGAGTACAGATCCTTTTTATCTGGCTCAGAATTACAACAAAGCCATTGAAAGCGGATACGCAATTCAGTGGTATATCAACGAAAATTTATCAGATTATCCCGAATATAACGGTCAGGAATTAGAGTATTTAATCGGACTATGAGAGGTGCAGAAAATGTAATACCGGTATTTGAATCACTGGTTTCTCAGATGACGCCGGTAATTACGATTGACCTTATCGAGGCCTCCGGATCGAATTGGAAACTGTGGTCCTGTGATACCTACTGGACCATGCGTGATATGACTATCACAATTGGTGGCGAGGATTTCACGGTAGTAGAAGTTTCGCAAGATGAATACGTGATAGTTTCTGGTGAGGACGAGCCAGTCGGAGCGTCTTATCAATTATCAGCCCCAACGGCTTGGCATGGTTCGCATAGGAAGGTGAATAGTGAAATGATGGAGGAGCCAACTCCGGGTGATGCGGTAGTTTACTTGCCTGTACCTAGAGTAAGAGAAACGAACGACCCCGAAGAGGAGGTTGTTTATACAGCGTCTTGGAGGCCATTATTCCTGTACACATACAACCAGAGAAGAGACACAATCGGACTTCAGCAAGACGAAGTGATCGAACCACTCAACGCAATGGCCGATTTCTTTTTATGGCTGATTGAATATAACGACGACCTTTATAACACGCCTGAAGATATTGAGCGCCGGGAATGGATGAACTTCGGGAATGAAGCGGTGTGGGGAAATGAGTCGCTGATATTCAACCGGGATTTCTCCGGCGTGGAATTATCATTTGATTTAGAAGTATTGCCTGACGGCGTGTGCGCGTGTTCGGATGTAGAGCCTCAGACATGCGCTCCTGTGCCATTCTATCTTAACGGAGATTTTGAAGAGGATTTAACCAGTGGTGAGGATTTTCGATTGACGGTTGAGGATGACAACGGAGATCCGCAGGGGGTGTATGATCCGAATACAAATACTATTGTGGTGCCTGCTGCGGGAGGGGGTGGGTCAACACCTGTGGATGTTACAGTAAATGGCACGCTTGTTTATGATCAGGTAACGACAGATCAGGCGTTAAGAGTAGTTGACAGCGGGGATAATGAAGTAGGTTTTTTAGACGGGCCAAATACATGGCTGATCGAAAACTCTGTTGTGTCAATAAAAGATACCGACAACAATACTTTGTATGATGTTTCAGTTGCTCCCGTTGGTTCAGCAACACAGATCATTGATGATGTAACTGTAGATAATTCAAACGTAACTTATACTGCTGATGTTTTAGCTGAAGGTGTATTGGTTTTACCAGATACCACAGTTGAAGTATTTTTGGATGGGGTTAGTCAAGGTACTGGAACTATTGTAACGCTTGACCCGAATGAAGAAATAAATATTATCTGGACATGAGTTTAAATGTAAACATACCAAACCCGGTAACGGCAAATAAAATCGGATCCGTTGTGAATGGGGCCACATCAGCAACTCCAAATGATACTGATTTGGTAATGAGTGTTGACACATCGGTAGCAAAAAAGAATACTTGGACGCAAATTAAAGCATTCTTAAAAACTTATTTTGACGGGATTTATCAAGCTGTACTAACTAATCCGGTTACAGGTACAGGAACGAATAACGAAATAGCATATTTTAATTCTACTGGAAGTACTATTTCAAGTTTGAGCACAGGAACTTATCCAAGTCTTACAGAATTGAGTTATGTAAAAGGAGTAACAAGCGCTATTCAAACCCAATTAAACAGCAAAAAAGGTCACGCCTTATTTTTCTCAATGGCCTCCAATACCGTAGGAGATTTACAGACGTATTACTTCGGGCAGATGTTCGGTACGCTATCAACCACTACCAACCAATCTGGAGCGACCCCAATAAGAGCCGGTGTTATCACGGGGGCGATCATAGCAACTTTTAACGCTTCAACTGTAGGTTCAAACGAGGCGTGTACACTTAGTTTATTACATGGAACATCTTTCGGAACAACCGACCAGATCACAAACGCTTTAACAGTTGACGCAAATAGACAGGCGGTTCAGGTTGTAACCGGTTTAAATATAACTGTAACCGATTGTAATGCCTTAATGAAGTTAGAAACGCCAAACATCGGCACAAATCCGAATGGCTGGCAAATAAGATTAATTTTAATCTACCAATAATGGAAAAGGAAATAAGACACAAAAAACAGGGTAACGGTCAGGATTCTTGGTTTATTCATTATTTAGAAGATGGCAAAGACATTCAAGCGCCTGAACTGGTTTATGGATTTACTGTAGAAAATTGGAGGCTGAAAGCTGTTTTATCTGAGCGTGGGTTACTAAGTCAGGTTGAAACCGCTTTAAACAATCTACCAGAACCAAATAAAACAAAGGCTTTACTTGCTTGGGAATACTCAAACACAATAAGCACTACCAGCAACACGACTAAATTTGTTCAGAGTGTTTTAGGATTAACGATGGAAGAGGTTGTTGATATTTTCTGGACTGCGATAAATTTGGATATTTAAAATGGAGTCAGAAATCATATCCAAATTAATTGAACACGGGCCAGTTGTTATAATATTGGTCTGGGTTATTTGGCGTGATTCAAAAAAGATTGTCGAACTTGAGAAAGAGAATAAGGAGTTAAACGGGTATATTCGGGAATCAGAAAAAGAGGCGATTACTTTTATCGGAAATATGAAAAATTCTATTGATGAACTTAGTAAAAAAATCCACTGATTATGAGCCTATTCAAGAAAAAAGACAAATGCCGTAAACGTACTTTAGACCTGATGAAAAATGAGCGTCGGAAAATCATGCAGGAAACTCTCGACTATCTAAAATTAATTAACGAAAAAGCATCTAAACAGCAAGTGGCATGAAACTAACAGTATTCAGATACAACAGCCAAGACGATTTTACTCAGGGGCTATTATTCATTGACGGAAAATTCGAGTGTCATACGATTGAAGATGAACAGCGAACTTTAAAAGTTCACTCCGAAACAGCAATTCCGAATGGTACATATGAAATCAAACTCAGAACTGAGGGTAAATTTCATCAGAACTATT